CAATAGGGGTCGGATTTGCGGGCGGTCCATTCGGCGTGAGATATGACCGCGGTCTCGGGGAGGCCCCAGTAGTCGAGGCAGACCGCCGAGGCGACGGCGATGGCGTCGAGTTGTACCTCGGGGATCGCCGATCCGTCTCCGAGATGGTCATTCTCGAAATTCCAGAAATACGGATTCCCGTTGGTGTCGTCGTCGAGTTTCCGTTCGTTAGCGTTGGCGGGGGGAACCTCCCCGGCGAGTACCTCGTCGAGGACGACCGACGACCCCTCCCCCGACGAATAGTTGCATGCCTTGAAAGCGAGGAGCCAGACCGTCCCGTCGGGTTTCGTGTTCACGTTCGCTTTCAGCTTGTCCCCGACCAGAGACTCGGGGGGGAACGGGACCGGCGGGGCGGTGTGATGGATCATGATCCCGACCGGTCTCCCCCTACTCCAGGAGTAGCCGCGGGAGTCCCAGTCGGAATAGGTCCGGACGTTGAGGCCGGCGGATACGAGGGCCGAATACAGATTTGAGGCGGTCACTGGGAAAGCCCTAGTGAGAGAGCGTTTCTAAGCCTCATTTTTTCGGCGCCCGGGACTGGAGGGCTTGGAGGTCGGCCTCGATACGTTCGATCCGGTCGAGCAGCTGGGCGACCGCGGCGACGAGGGGGACGGCGAACGCGTTAGCGGGGTCGACGGCGTCGGGACGACCCTTGTCGTCGTAGGCGACCGCGGTCGGGATGATGTCGGCGGCGTCCTCGGCGGAGATCCCCGTAAACCTCGGCGACCCTTTCTCGGACCCTTTCTCCTCCCAGGAGATCAGTTTCGACGCCGCGGCCCGGACGACGGAGACGAGGGCGTCGGCGTCGACGGGTCCGATCGCCCGTTTGTACCGGACCGAGGAGACGAGAGCGTTTAACGACCGGTCCGACGTCGACAGCTGTCGCCATCCGGGGAGACCATTGTTCGACGTTGTCCCCGCCCCGGCGACGGTGAGACCTCCCGTAATTGTCCCTCCGGATTTGGGGAGGGCGTTGTAGGCGTAGTCGTAGGTGACATCCATGAGGGCGGCGGTCGGTGCGAGGGTGGTCGACCCGGTACCGACCGAATTCTGGAGTTCGACGATCCCCTTCTGGGAGGTCGAGGCGGAGGGGATCCCGGTGAGTTGGCTCCAGGGGTGAGTATGCGTCGACGGGGTGAAGGTGGCGGGGACCCCCGAGATCAGACTCCAGGGGACGGTATCGTCGGCGACCCGGAGACCCTTCCACGCTCCGCCCTCGCGGATCTGAGGTCCGAGAGTGGTGACGAATACGACCTCGCCCTCGTGGGGGGTCGGGAGATCCTGATCCCGGTCGGCGGCGGTCGGGTAGGTGCGGACGACCCGGAGGGTGCGGGCGTTCTCCCCGGCAGCGTCGACCGAACCCCCCGCGGAGACCAAGGTTGGATTCCCGAAAGTGTCGACCGGCATTAGATGACCGCTCCCAGATCTTCGACGAGGATAAAGGCGGGACCCTGAGACCCGGAGGCGTCGGCGAGGAGGTCGGTCGTCCCCGCCGAGGTCTGGAGACTCAGCTTGTAGGTGTGGATCCCCGAGACCGCGGGGATGACCATCGTTCCGTGACCGGGACCGAATCCTCCGGCGACGACCGTCGACGTCGTCCAGCGTCCCAGGATGGTCGACCCCTCCCGGAACGTACCGACGATCGTCCCCTGAGACGTGTTTTGTCGGAGCGCTCCCGCGTGACCGGTAATCGAGATATACCGTCCGGTCGGGATGGTGACGGTGACGGCGAGACCGGTCAGATCGGCGATGGCGGCGATCCCGGTCTGATTGGCGGTTACTTGGGCGTAGGCGAGGACCCCGGCGGGGAGGAGGTTCATATCCGCGGCGGGGACGACATATCCGGGGGTGAAAGCTCCGGGGCGGGTCACGCGGCTAGCTCCGTCGTCTCGTCGAGGGCGGAGACGTTCAGGATCCAGAGTCCCGGGTCGTCGGGGTCGGGATAGGGGAGGACCGCGGTCCGGTCGGTGGCATAGGAGACCGTCCAGCGGTCGGGGTCGAATCTATGTTCGATCCCCTCGACGACGGCGTCCGCCCAATACGACCAACTCTCGGCGGGTACCTCGACCCGGAGGATCGACCCGAATCCGATGGCGAGGGCGGCGACGACCTCGTCGGTGGTCACGGTGACGTCGTCGAGGCGGAGTTCGACTCCGGGGATCCGGACGATCGGTTCGGCGAGTCCGGCGAGGGTCCGTTCGGCGAGGAGACGGACGTCGTCGTCGGAGACACATAGGAGGTCGGTCCGCTGGATCGACCGGGGTCCGTAGGTGGCGGTCGACGGGCCGTCGGTGACGGTGATCGCCGAACCTCCGACCCTCCCGTATGTGACCGAGTTCCGGATCCTCGCCCGATCCCGGAACGGCTCCCGGACATCGGCGGGACAGATCTGGGGGGTCTCGTCGGCGGGAGGGGTGACGGTGACATACAACTCGGGGGGTCCCCAGTAGGGCCATGACCGGTCGCGGAATACGACCTTGTCGTCGACGGAGGCGTATAAGGCTCCGCCCTCCGAGTCGGTGGTGAGTAGGAGCTCGGCGAGAGTGTTGTCGGCGAGGGTGGTCTCCTGGAGGGGGACATATCCCGGGTCGATGGTGCGTCGGGTCGAGGGGAATCCGACGTCGTCGAGGATCCTGTTTACGCGTGCTCCCGAGAGTTCGCCTCCCCCCTGAGGCGATTCGGCGGGATTGTTGTAGGCGGCGAAATAGGAGAGGGCGTCGGTCGCGGTGATGAACGTGAGGGCGGACCCGTCGACGTCGACTCGGTCGACGACCTTGTCGACGGTCCCGGTATAGACCGAGACCCGTCCGACCCCGAAGATGTAGATCGAGAGTCGGAGACGGTGACCGGGGCGGAGAGGATTGGTAAACGTCCCGCCCCCCACCGAGTAGAGACCATGCGGATTGCGGAGGGTCACTTGGGCGGTCCCGACGTCGAAACGGTCCTCGGCGGTCGACCGTCCCCTCCTCGACGTGGCGGTGACACCATCACATTCGACGGCGACCCAGTCGTCCGCCCCGGACGCGTACACCGACGAGTCGTAGAGGGAGGCGTCGTAGACCGCTCCCGACGATCCGATCCCCGGACCGGCGATCTCGATCAGAGGTTGAAGGTCGGTCCGATTCCCGATAACCGCGGTGCTCATACCGCGAATCCCGTCGGCGTCGTCCGACGCCAAGTCGACCCGCCCGCCCTCTCATAGGCGGCGAGATATTCGACGACCTTACGTCCGATCTCTACCGGATCCCCGACCCCGGCCTGTATCACCAACTGGACTCCGCCCCTCGACCCGGAGGGGACCGAGAGCGTCGACGCCGCGGCACGCGATCCAGCGAGGACCGACGTCCCGGTCCCCGCCGAGACCGAGGCGACCCGGGCCGCGGACCGTCCCCCCCCGAAAATCGAGTTTCCGAGACGTCCGATCCCCGAGGAGAGTTTCCCGATCCAGTCGGGGACCTTGACTCGGCCTAGCCAATTAACGAGCTTCTGGATTTGGGTGACTAGCCATCCGATGAGTTGGGCGACCAAACGGACCGCGGCGATAAACGGCTGTAGGGCTTTCAGGATGGCGGGGATAACAGTCGCGGCGAGTTTCGCGATCGGGGCGATGAGTTCCCCGACGATCTCGATCAGAGGGGCGAGAGCGTCGACGATGAGGAGGATTACCGGGATCAGAGGTTCGAAAGCGTCGAACAATTTCAAGACGACGGGGACCAGCTTCGCTCCGATGGTGGCCTGAGCGTTCTCCCATTTCGCGGTGAGGCGGGCCTGTTTCCCGGCGGTGGTCTCCGCCTCCCGTCCGAATTGTCCCATTGCGTCGGAGGACTGTTCGGTTATCAGAGCCATGATCGCCTGAGCTTTCCCCGCCTCGGTCACTTTCCCCTCGGCGTCGACGAGTCCGAGTTCCATCGCTTTCGCGTTCACCGCGGACGCTTTCAGATTGAGGGCGTATTTCTCGGCGGGATCGGCCTCCCCCCGGAATGCGGATCCGAGAGCAGCGACCGCCTCCGCGGTCGACCCTCCGTAGGTGGCGGCGAGGTCGGCTCCGATGGTGACGAGTTCGTTAGTAGCTCCGGCGAGATCCTGAGTGTCCTGATAGATCCCCGAGTTTTTCAGGAGTCCGCCCAACTGGGTCGAAAGCGTGTTGTATTCGGAGGCGGCGAGACCGACCGACTCGGCGGCAGCGTCCCCGAATCCCGTCACCGTCTCCGCGGCGTCTCCGAATACCGCTTCGACCCCGCCGATGGACTGTTCCAAAGTCGAATACGAGTCGACCGCGGCTTTCCCGAAATCGACGATCGCTCCGACCGCGAACGCTCCAGCGATCGCCCCTCCGACCCCGGCGGCGACCTTTCCGATCCCCCCGATCTTCGATCCGACCCCCTCGACCTTTTTGGTGGCGTCGTCGACTTTGGCGACCAACTCGACGAGGAGCTTCTCCGACGCCATTAGCGGGTCCTCCTCGCGGCCCGATTCCAGGAGGCGACGATCTGTCTACCCAAATCGGCGGCGACGGTCCCGGTCCCCTCGCGGGCGGCGGGGAGGAGATAGCGGCCCGAGGGGAGGTTCGGGGCGGGGAAACGGTGACCGCCCCGAGGGAAAAACGAGGGTCCCCCGAATTCGACTCCCCCGGCGAGGTCGGAGACGGATCCGCCTCCGGAGACGACGACCGTCGACCCGCCCCAAGAGATCCGGGGAGGTTTGCCCGCCTCGACTTTCAGATACGGGGCGATCCTCCGGCCTTGCACTCCGGCGACCCGCCCGCGGGCGTTCTCGGCGATCGGGGAGGCAGCGTCGACGATCCCCTCGTCGGGGAGGGCTTCCAACTCGTCGACGAAACGTCGGAGCGCGGCCCGGACCTCGGCGAGGTTGGCGACGGTGAGACCCTTCGACGGTGTAGCGGTCACGACGCCCGCCTCCTCGCGGCGCGGGCTTTCGCCCGGGCCTCGGTCCGTTTCGCCTCTTTAACCTCGTCGGCGAGGACGGCGATCATCATGGCGACGATCTCGTCGGGGAGGTCGACGACGACCATCGGGTCTAGGTTTCCCCAGTGACGGGCGAGGAGGGTCGGGAGGTAGAGGGGAGACTCGCTCGGGTCTCCCCGCTCGTAGGGTCCTCCTCGTCGAGAAACGCGGAGACGTCCCGGAGGACCGCGTCGAAATCTTCGACGAGGTCGACCCAGGAGACGAATTTCTCCTCGTTACGCGGTTCGCCCCCGTCGAGTAGGAAACCGACGTACAGCGAGGCTCCTAGAGGCCTCTCCGCCATGTTGGAGAGCGACCCGATCCGATGCTCCAACTCGTAGAGGACGCGTGCCCGAGATGGCATTAGGCGGCGGTCCCCCAGACCGGTTCGGCGGGGACAGTGTGAGACGTCGACGCTTCGACCGACTCACCCGCCTCCCACGATCCGATGCTCCCCGGATTCACCGACCCGAAATCCATCCGGAAAGACAGTTGTTCGGTCGCGGCGTCGTGGGCTTTCATGGCGACGAGAACCTCGGATCCGACGAACGGGGCGAGGGCGGTATGAGTCGGATCCTCGGTCCCCTCCCCGTTCTCCAGTCTCCAGTCGACGTCGGCCCCGTAGGTCGGAGGTCCGTATTCGATCCCCCCCGGATTGCAGAACGTGGGGACGTCTTTCTCCTCTTGGTCGACGGTGATCTCGACCCGGGAGACGTGACAGGAGACGTCGACGGGGGTCCCGGCGGGTGCTCCGGCGACGACCTCGTCGAGGGTGATCTTGGGATTATGCAGCACTAACGCGCCCATTTAGGCGACCCCTTTCGTGTCGGTGTGTGTGGTCAGATACATATCGGCGGCGACATAGTCGACCCCGGCGATCGTCTCGGTCCGATAGTTGCCTCCCGTCGTCCAAGTCGTCCCCCGGGAGGCGATCCCCGAGGAGACGATCCCGAGGATCAGACCTTCGATCCGGTCGTATAGACCTTCGAGGTCGGAGCGTCCGGCGAGGATGGTCGCGGTCCAGTGCCAGACCAGACCCCCGAACGTCTCCGCGTCCCGGTCGAGAAACGTCGACGCGGGATAGAGCACGATCGAGGGGACGCTCATTCCGTCGTGTATCGAGTCGTAGACCGGGACGTCGACCTCGGAGGCGATCAGACCGGCGAGATCCGAACGGATACTCACGCGACACCGAAAGCCTCTCCGGTCTGAGCTTTCACATACTCGACCGCGGCGTCGAGAGCCTGAGCGAGTAGATCCTGTTTTTCGGGGGAGAGGGCCGAGGCGGGGACGTTCAGGATCGAGGCGGCGACCTCGGCGACGGTAGGCCAAGTCTGATCGACGGGTAACGCTCCCCGGTACCCGTAGAGGAGGGCGTCGACGTCGGGATGGCGTTTCCGGACGTAGGCGACCCCCAGATCGACCGACCCGACGACCCCGAACGGGGCGTCGGCGGACCGGTAGAACCTACCGGCGAGGAGGAGGGTCGCCTGTCGTAGCTGAGCCGAGTCGGTCACTCGTCGTTACCCTTATCCGTCGACTTTTTCGGCGTTTTCGTCGACTTTTTCGTCGTCTTTTTCGGTTTCTCCTCGACGGGCCCTAACTGTTCGGCGAGGGCCTCCCGGACCGCTTTCGCGGTCTCCCGGAAGCTCATACGGTCGCCGCGTGTTCGACGATGCCCTCGGCCCAAAGGTCGACGACGGTCGCTCCGATATAACCGCGGTCGTATCCCATTTTCTCGACGTTGGTGGCGGCGACCGCGATCGGGTTTTTCTCTCCGACCCGGAACGACTCCGAGTTGTATTGGAGACCCTCGGTCACGTTGGGATCCCTAAAGATCCGGAATCCCGCCCACGAAATCGACCGGAGGGTGAGATCCCGGGGGGTATCCGAATCCCAGGGGCCGGAGGCTCCCGTCATCGCCAGAAACGCCCCGAAATTCTCCGGGGAGAGGGCGACGATATCTCCGAACAGTCCGGTCTCGTCCTCGATGGTCTGCCCGGCGGCGACCAGCGCCCCGGCGATCGCCCCCAGATCCGCCAGACCCGAGAACGGCGTCCCCGTGTTGGCGGCGGCGGCTTGAGCCTTGGTGGCGGCGTCGACGTCGGTCGCTTTCGCATACCAACGCAACATTGCCCTGGAGGCGACCCCGATAGCGTCGGGGTTCCCCTGTTCGGCGAGTTCGATCGCAATATCGAGTGCGATTTTGTGCCAGACGATCGGGAACTCGACGGGGGCGACCCGGAGGGCGGTGGTCGTGATCGCGGTTTTCTGGGCGACCCCGGATTGTCCCGTCGGCTCTTGGGTCACTTTCCCGGTGACGAGAGAGTTCCCGTAGGCGGGGAATTGGGCCGCGCCGGCGGAGGCGAACAACGGTCGACTCCGGTCGGTGTTCTCTTTCAAACCCGCGGCCCAGTAATAGTCGGGGGTGAGACCGGAGGCGTCTCCCGTCCCGAGGTCGGCGACGACGTCGGCGATCGCCCGCAACTCGGAGGGGATCTCGGCTTTCGCCGCTAGGGCGACCATGTAGGAGAAAACGTCGAGACCGGAGGGTCCCTCGTCGGTGGTCCTCGTCGGGGCGGCGAGTTCGGCGCGGACCTCGCGGATCGCGTCGCGGATCTCGTCGAGGTCGGCGGTACGGACCTCGACCGGGGAGGCCTCCTCGGCGTCGGTGGTGGTGGTAGGTGTCGCCTCGGCGACGAGTTCGTCCGGCATTTGCGAGTGCTCCTCTCGGTTACGGACGGCCGTTACTTGCGCTCCCGCATAGGCGGGATATGTGACCGCGGAGACCTCGCGTAGATCGACGCGGCGGTGAGTTCGGGTCCCGTTTTTCTCGGTGTCCCATGTGCCAGGGTTGAAACCGATCGACAGTCCGGCGACGACCTTCTCCCGGACGAGAGCCATGTAATCCCGGCCTCGGGCCGTGTCGGCGACCTTGAAGGTCCCATAGGCTCCGTCGTCTCGTTCGACGATGGCGGTCATACGTCCGATCGGCTCCCGGGGGTCGTGATGCCATAGGAGGGGGACGTCCTCGGGATGGACCTCCGCGAAGACGCCCATGGCGAACTGTTCGACCCCCCGGGAGTGTTCGATCGGGATCCCGTAGGGGACGATCCGTCCCTCGATGGTCCTCTCCTCCTCGGATCGGACCTCCAGGATCTCGGATACGTCGAGAGTGAATTCGTCAGACATTGGAGGCCTCCGGTATCGGGGCGGGTCTACTCATGGGGAGACGGAACTCGGTTTCGGCGGCGGCGGCGCCCGGGTCGGCTCCGGCGGCGACGAGGAGACCCAACGTCCTCGCCCGGGTCTCCGCCGAGGCGGCGTAGAGGGGACGAGTATCGAACGTCCGGTCGGCGGGTTCGCCGGGGAGGAGGGACCAAGCCTCCTCGATGATCTGGAGGTAAGCGTCGAGGCACCAACGTACGAGGTCGGCTCCGACCTCGGCGAGATTCTGATAAGTGAGAGACGACCCGGAGACGGCGACCTCCAGTAGGTCGGCGGGGATATGAAAGATCCGGGCGACGTCGAGGGCGGTCGACGCCCGGGCGTCGAGAAATTGGAGGTCGACGAGGGAGAGGGCGATCCCCTCGTAGGTGATCCCCCCGGAGAGGACCGCGGTCGACCTCGCTCCGGATCGGGCGGCGGTCCATTGCTGTTTGAGACGGGTCGACTCGGCGTCGGTGAGCTCATATTCGGCTTTCAACACTCCCGAGGGGATCCCCGACTCGGCGTAGGTTTTCGAGGCGTACCTCTCGGCGTAGACCGCCCCGTTCCATGTCGTCCGGGAGGCCTCGATCGGTGACAGTCCCAAGAGACGTCCGGGACGGGGATGGAAACGGAGATGAGAGATCCGGTCGACCCGCTCCCCCTCGTACTCGTAGACCCTCCGCCGACGCGACCTCTCGTCGAGGCGGACGACGACCGCGGACGGGTCGAGGACCTCTAGAGAGTCGACGCCGCGTTCGGTGCGGGTCTGACGCCAGTAGGCGTTACCGGAGGCGGCGAGAGACCATGTCGTCTCGAAGAAAAAGTCGAAGCGAGTTACGAACGGGTCGGGTCGGCGGGAGAGACGGGTCTCCTCGTCGAATCCGAGACGGGCCACCGAGGCGGAGATCAGATCGACGGCGGCGTATACGGCGGGGAGGGTCTCGGCGTCGAGGTTGCCGAGGAGCTGGGCCAACTCGATCGACTCGATCTGATATTCGACCGGAGGGGGGGGAGGGTCGAGGGAGGTCCGGAGGTCCGAGGGAGGCTCCGCGTCGAGTAGCCAATCCCGGAACTTTCCCATGACCTGGAAGATACTCCCAGGAGTGCGAGGGGTCTAGTCACGTTGTTAGTTAACGTTCATCTCAGAAGCAGCCGGCAGTGGCCAACAGTGGCCAACAGTGGCCAACAGCACAGACCCTTTCTATTCGGTGACTGTCACTCTTACCGACATTCTCCTCGTGATCGTGATCATCCTCTTGGTGATCATCGCGTTCTAGTGGATGGCGGGGACCGGTCGAGGCCTCGACGCTAGGTAGACCGCGCGGGCGGTCGAGGTCACTCCCGGGATCGGTTCGGCTCCCCGGGCGATCCACCAACGCCCCTCCACCGAGGATCGGCGTTCGGCGTGAGCGAGTTGGGTGGAGAGGGCGGTCCGTCCGTAGTGGCGGAGACGGTCCCCGGTGAGTAGGTCGAGGAGATGTTGGGAGGCGGCGACCCAATTCCGTCCCGTGACCGCCTCGGTCGGATACCGGCCTCCGAGAGAGTCGGCGAGGGTCTGGGCGGTCCAAGGGTCGAATCCGACGAGACCGGGAGACAGTCCGTCGACGACCCGACGGATCTCGGATTCGGCTCCGACCAACGTCGGCGAGTAATAGACGAGGTCGGTGCCGACCCGCCCGTCTCCGAGGATCCAGGCCGCGGAGACGGCGACGGCGAGACGGTCGGGGTCGGCGTCGATGGAGACGACCGGTCGGGACCGGTCCGACGGTCCGGCGAGGTTCGGGTCGGCGGCGGCGTCCCAAAGGTCGGCGGGGATCGCCCGGGTCCCCGAGACGGCGACCCAACGGCAGAGGACCTCGGTTTGGAAACGTTCCGGGCTGAGAGTCTTTTGGAGATGGGCGATCCGTTCCGGGGCGATGAGGATCCCGAGGGACGGGTTCGCTTGAGACCATGCCTCGGGGTCGTCGTCGTCGAGGGAGGGGTCGGCGGACCATTCAAGCCAGGCGAGGGACGGGTCGTCGGCGAGACCGCGCCGGCGGAGGTCGTTTAAGACCACCGAGTCGGGGTCCCCGGCGTTGGAGGCGTACCAAACTTGAGGGTCCGCGGACGTGTTCAACGTGGGGAGGATGGCGGCGACGAACTCGTCGGAGGAGTACTCGCGGACCTCGTCGAGGATGATCAGGTCGGCGGTCCGGCCTCGGGGGGCGTCGGCGCGGGGGGCGACGATCCGATACGACCCTCCGTTGTGCATGGTCACCGACTCTTGTCCGTTCGCCCTCCGGGGTCCGTACGCGATCGAGGAGCCGAACCTCGATTCGAGGATCGAGGCGATGGAGAGAAACGATTCTCGGGGGAGGTCCCGGTTCTGAGCCGAGTGGAGGATCCGTTCTCCGAATACGAGGAGACCGGTTAACGCCCGGATTTCGAGGATCCCTCCGGTTTTCCCGTTCTGTCTGGCGACGGCGACCCCGACGTCGGGATAAGCCCAACGTCCGTCGACGGTTTCGAGGCCGACGGCGAGGGCGTGAGATTGCCATCCGAGGAGGGGACGTCCGACGACGGAGGCGACCGCCTCGGCGTATCGGGCTTTCGTAGGCCGGTCAACTCTCCGCGGCGTCCCGATCCGAGGCGTCGGCGATCCGGAGGATCTCGGCGAGGGGATCATCGGCGGCGACCTCCCATAGGCCGAGACGGTATCGGGCGGCGGGGGTGAGGCCTAGCTCCCGGAGGAGATGAGAGGCCCGTCCGGCGAGTTCGGAGATATCCCGGGCGGGGAATCCGAACCCTTCGAACAGTGACGCCCCTCGGGTCGAGTCGAGGGCGAGGGCGAGATCCCGGAGGATCCAGATCGACGCCTCGTCGGTGTCGGCGATCCAGTCGGCGGCCCGGACCGAGGCGATCACCGCCCGTTCTAGGGTCGAGGGACGGGGCCGACGCGTTTTGGGAACGGCCCTCTTAGAGGTCACGCGCGCCGATCCCGACCCTCGATGTCCCCTCCGGTTCTCGGGGCGACTCCCAACGGGCCGGGGGTCGCCAGAGACGACCTAGGAGACCCGCCGGATCTGAAATCTTGTAATTCGGCTCCGTCCCCGGGGTTTTCGAGGCCTCGGGGAGAGAGATCCCGGCCCGAGGAGTGTCCAGTCACCGACGATCTAAAAAACGGGGTCCGGACGACCTGTTTCCCTTTCCGGCGATTGCAGGGGAGGCACGCGGCGA